TTAAAGTCAGGAAATGGAAAATCATGGTCTTTATGTAGCTCGACCAGATTATCAAAATCTTCTTTCTTAGCTGGTCGGACTTCCACTTGGTGTCCTTAACCAAAAGAGAGTCTTTAGTGCTTCCCGGCTGGACTTACCAATCGACCAGGGAACCTTAGAAATGTAATCATATAGAAGGTCTACCTCTGTCTGGTCTAATACTAACTCAACCGTTTCCTTCTCACCAAAATCTAACTCCCTATCAGGTTCTTCTGAGCCAGATACTAACTTTCCACATGCACAAGGCTTAGATATATTCTCTAACTTATCAAGAATAGAAATCTCTTTATTAAGAATAGACAACCCCTTCTGGGTATTCATATTACCTACAACAATCAACCCATGAAAGAGATACTCAAAACGCTTCTTACCCAAGTCATCGTTCCCAAACTCTAATTTGTGCAACATTGTTCACCTTAGTTTTTCTGACAAAACACTACTGACATGTATGGAGGATAATCTCCACCTTGCGCTGTATCTACCGAGAAAGTATGAGCATGATTGCCATTGTCATCTGTATCTCCACTCACACTAGCTGGTAAAGTAACACCAATACTAACAGCATGAGAGTGAGGAAGAAATAGCATTGCAGTAGGACCACTTCTATTTACATCTATTGGAGCCTGATTAGTTTCATCGGCCGTTCTACCACTAACAGTTCCAGAAGCAGAGCCACTTAAAGAAGCATGGTGTCTATGTGTTCCACCAGCAGCAGTAGAACCATCTACCCTATGTAAGTGGGTTATATTACCACCAGTTAAACCTGGAGATGGAGAACCCAATGGAAATCTATTATCTAATGCCGCTACTCTAGTCCAACCAGCAGGACAGGCTGCCATAAACATTCCAATTAACCCAGAAGGAACAGGGTCAACTGAAGCTGTAGTTACTGGCTGCCAAGTATTATCACTTCTAAGAAAGTAACCAGTAGTAGGAGCATTTGTTCCAAGTCTACCAATAGGAACAACACCCAATAGTAGTTGACTAGCATCTATATTACGAAGTTGCGAGGCATCCGCACTAACATATCCACACGAAAATCTACCATTACGTTCAAATGAATATTGAGAATGAATAGCGCCCTGAGAGTCGGTCATTGACTCAAGATAAAGAGTACCAGTGCTATATTGAACAATTCTCCAATACTTTAAATCAGCACCAGCAGCAGTATCGTTAAATCCAAGAATAGAATTTGGTCCTTGAATGGTGCTATATGAACCAATTTTTTGAGCTACAAAGTTATTATCTTGATTTTTATAAGCAACCTCAGCAGGTAATCTAGCTGCTGGCACAGTTCCTACTACTAATGCGCTCGCATTAAGTTGAGGTATTTGAACACCCTCACCAAATGTTACCTTAGTTCCATCTGACATCATAGGATAGCCAAATGGAGGTAATGTTAATGAGCTACCAGTGCCACCTCTAGCTAATGCAACAATGCCAGATGTAATATCATTTGCATTGTAATTAACACCAGTAATAGAACCACCAGTAATAGCAACTGCATTGCTATTCTGGGTAGACATACTACCTAAACCAAGATTTGTTCTAGCACCAGCAGGAGTAGATGAACCTGTTCCACCACCACTAATACCAAGAAACTTAGTATACCAAACACCTTGATATAGTTCTTCAAATACAGCAGGAGTGCGATTAAAACGAATAGTAAAATCAGGCAAGTTTGTAGGAGAGCCAACCTGTAAGGTAGCTGCATCTATAAACTTCTCGTTTAATTCGGTTACAAAATCTAAGTAACCGGACGTAATAGCTGGAAGATTCCAATTAGCCATTGTCCTGCCTAGCTAGGAGTATCAATTCCGCCTAAAGAGTTCCAGAGAGTAGCAATCTGGGATTGTAAATCAATATCAGCAATAGCACATTCAGCTGTTTTATTTACTTCATCATAAGTAGTAGTATTAATAACATTAACTCCCATTACTACTTGTGGACCAGCTTGAAATGCTGCACCGGCTGGATTTTGAACTACTCTTTGTGCATATTGAGCACGAAATAAATGATATGGAGTATCACCAGGTTCAGATAATACCCCACTTGTAGCTTGAGCTAACATAGCTTGGACTCTCTCCATAAACGCGGAGTTACGAGTCAAAGCCATTTGTTTAGTAGAAGTCTCAACAGCCATTTCATCTCCTAAGCAACTTGATAAGTACCATTCATTTCTAATTCAAAGCCAGAACCCCAAGTCCAAGGAGTATCTGAACCAACATAATGACCAACTAAAGCTGGTAAATCAACTGCTACCATCCAATAATTTGTATCATATATAACTGTAGAGCCAGTACGAATATTAGACCCTAGAAAGTGTGCAGAACCAATTACATCTCTTGAAATATAGCCAGAATATGCAGGAAATGGAAATCCAAATGCCCATACATTATTAGCAGGTCCATATGTAGTAGATGCCTGCATAGTTAATCTAACTCTAAAATGGCATGTTTTACCAATAAGAGTATATGCTCCAGTAATAATACCATTAGTAGGACCAGGAGCAACATTAGCAGTCCATACAGGATTCCAGTTTGCCCAATGTCCTAGTGGAGTTCCTCTGCCTTGTTCATAATAACTAACAACAGCTATATTACCATTTCTATCAAAGTTAACACTAGATATTAGGACTGACATAGCATCATTTAATGCTTCTAATCTAATAAGTCCATCTCCATATGTAATCCATCTCCAAAGTCCTTTATCTACTGGAGCACTCGTTGCTTTAAGAAGAAATTGTAAATTAGGACCTTGAATTACAGTTCCTTCATATAAAGTCTGTGCTACAAAAGCATTATCAATATTCTTATAGGCAACATTAGCAGGTAACTGTCCTGATGATATAGAACCAATAATCTGACTAGCATCAATCTCTAACTTAATCCACGGTCCTGCTCCTAATCCACCAGAAGCATCATACTCAAAATACTTGGCTAGTTGGTTGTATCTAATAAACACTAGACTACGCCTCTAGCTTTCCAGTTGATAGTTCCATTAGCCCTATTACCAGAAGAATCAAATATAAATACCCTGAAATCATCTTTAGTAATATTATCTGTTACTGCGTATAGAGGCTGAACTGATACCGCTGCCGTTGCTGTCACTGAACTGATACCTTTGAAATCTTTATGATAAGTTACCAAAGTTCCTAATGGGAAATCAGCAGCAAAACATTCTTCAGTTCCAGAATCCAGGGTCAATGTTACATTAAGAACAACCTTAAGACTGGAAATAAAAGCTGCCGAATTATCATCTACATTTGTAAAGACCCAACGAACCTTAACATAGCGAAATAAAGTAGCAAGAAGGCTATTACCGATAATAGGAGTAGACCACGTAATACCATCCTCTGAATAAGAGATTTCTGTATTGATATTTGTAGTTCCAGTAAGCTGCTGCTTATTATAATCAGCAATAACAGTAAGATTCTCATAGACTTGGCCAAAGTCAAATACCTCTTCATAATAGCCATCTCCAATATATGTTGGTTGATAGTAGATTGGATAGCCAGCATCTATTTGTGCTTGTGGAGAAGCAAATCCAAAGAACTGGAAATGTTCTTCCCATGTATGAATAAGAGTAGGACCAATGATTCCTCTAATCCCTTGAATAACAACGTCATCTGTCCGTAGATAAGTACCAGTAAGGTCAGCTTCTAATTCATCTACGAATTCAAACTCTGATGGGTCATGTAAATCAGCAACCTTAACTGCCGACATAGTAGAAATATTACCTACAATATCAACAGCCTGAACTGAGTATGAATAAGAACCGCCTGACTGCTCTTGAATCAGCTTAAAGGTTCCACTAATCCTACCTTGTTCTACTCCATCTCGATAGATGATATAGTAATCAATCTTCCAAGAGGATGGTGGTTCTGTCCATCTTAATAGAACCGTCGAGATAACAACCTGTAATGCTAACTCTGGTGGTGGAATCTGTGGTATTACTAGAGTAGCAAAAGCTGCCGCTCCTAATTCACTCTCTATATTCCAAGCCCTAATAATAAAGTTGTAAGTTCCATATATAAGATTAAGAAAAATAGGGTCTACGTTAGCTACATCTGTTGCTGTTACAATGATTGGTTTAGCAGAGTCCCAATCAGTTCCCATCTTAATCTGATAGCGGAAAGCTCCATCAAGATTATCCCAATCTAATCTAAGGTTAGTCGGATAAGCTGTTCCAGTAAAGTTTTGAACTGGTCCTAATACACCGGCTACTCCACCTTGGTCCTCGCCTGCTATTGGTTTTTGAGGAAATACCTCTTCGTTAATCTTATATAAGTCATCAATCAATAACTGCAAAGCCCTGAACAATGTAGAGTTAGGCTTATCTTCAACCCTTATTAAATTGCGGACGGCATTCTCGTTAGACATTAGAGTCTAGGAGTCTCAGCCCACATTGGCTTATTGTCTACAGACAGGTCAAACAAAGTAAATCTATCACCAGCATTAAGATTACATATCAACTTAATAGACATCTTTGGAGCAACAAAATTAATGGGCTTTTGATAATAAAGACTAGCGTTAGGATTTAGATTCCATCTGGGCGGAGTCATAATCTTAACGTTATTAATTCCATATAAGAAGATACCTAGCTGACCAATTCCTTCTAATCTTGATTCTATAAAACCAAAATGGCTAACATGCTTATTCTTAGCAGCGAATAAATGAGTCTGAATATAGGAGGTAATCCTAACTCCATCGTCAAGAACAGAGTCTTTATCCTGTTGATAAATATTACCTTCAAAGCCGGCTTGTTTAAGAACAGTCTCAGCAAACTGGTTAGTATCAATAACAATAGTAGAAACAGTCCAAGGAAATGCCCATAAAGACCAGCGAACTAATGGACCTGATAACTGACCATACTTATTAAAAGCGCCATTATAGTCACCTACTAAAATATGAGAACATTCAGTAGAGCTATCTAAAGGAATAGCAGCATACACTAACTTAAATTCTGGGTCATCGCATAGTTGAACCTTATTAAACTCTTTTTTATTAATTCTATCCCAAAGGTCTTTAATATTCTCTGTAAAAGGTGGGTCTTGGAATCCGCCACCTTCATAGGTATAGATTCCAGACTTATCACCTTGAAAGAATCTCTTTACTGATGTTCCTCTTGAATCAAGAATCTTAGAAATAGAAAAGACTTCTGCTCCTATTGCTTTATCCAGAGGGTCACAACGCCAAGTATCAGGGTCAGAACCATTATCAACAGTAATATACGTTCTATCTTGCGTCTGGATGAGTAATGAGGTTTCATGGTCAACTACATTTTTAATAGAAGATATAGCATCAGATGGGTCTAAAAATAATAGTCCACCAGTCTGGTCAAACAACTCTACAAAGATAGCCTTAGAGAAGAACACATAATGTTCATAGCCTGGAACTCCCCATAAGCACATTCTCTGGTTATAAACTGTTAAACCTAACCCACAAGGAATAGTAGAACGGTTATCAAATAAATAATCAGCAGAGTCCTGTAAATCATCATCAAAGAAATCTATATCATGTAGGAAGGTTGTAGTGTTATCAAAGATTCTACCATTTGGAAGATAAAAAAATTCATAACCATATTGATTTCCAGAGTAAAGTCCAGGTGGTATTGATTTTGTAATTAATAATCTTCTAGCAATAGTTCCTGTAGGACCAATAGGAATATTATCTACATTTAACTTAAACCCACCAGGACTATCAACATCACCAAAGACAGCAGGACCAGGAGCACTAATAAACCCAGAAGAAGTCTCATATGCGACTGCTACTAAGTATTTACCTAAAGCAAGGTTGCCTGAGTTAGCAGAAATACTAGGAAGTAAAGTAAAACCTACAGGTGCAGAACCACCAGCCGGCCTTAATGTTCCTGGTCCTGCTCCTTCATATACCTGTAATAAAGCCCCAGGGATACCTTCAATCCTATCATGAAAAGTAATATAGCAACGATTAAGATAGTTAATAGCACTGAAATCCTTGTAAGCTGGATTAGTTACCAGAGGAGTTCCCGGATAAAGAGAATCCCATAGATTACCGCTAGTATCAAGAATAAGGTACCGGCTTGTTTCGTTAAGACGTTTGTAAATAAAGAATCTTCGGATGTTAGCCTTGTCGAAAACTTTTGTATTGCCGTCACGAGTCCTGACTTCAATGACTTCAAAAGTTGTATTAAGCGAGTCAATGAAATATCCTGGTGGGACAGAATCATCCACTACGCCATTAAAATACAGTCCCTTAAACGTAGGAACAGTAAGTTGTTGATGGTCTCGAATGTCTTGTTTCTTAGCCATCTTAGTAGAGTAGGAGTCCTACTTTTTACAGTAAGACCCCCACACCCACAACTATTACATCATCTTATCAAAAAGCAGGTAGAAGGTAATCGTATCACCAGAAAGACCAGCAGGAACAGCACCGGCAGTTACTTCTGCTCCAGCAAGAGTTAGAATCTTCAGCTTCTTAGTAGTAGGATTATACTGACCATAGTAAGCCAATCCAACTACATTAACCCAGAATGGTTGAGAACCAATGCCAGGTAAAGGAATACCTAATCCTGCTCCATCTACCATGTTGGCAACAAAGTCTAACGCATTGCCACCAGCAGTATAAGTAGCCGCAGCAGCTTCTACTGCTAATGTGCCAATAACATGAATCTTCTTACCATCATCCCATACCTTTTTAGAGGTTGGGGTTAATTTCGCTTCAGCCATTGTAATCTCCTAACGGGTGTAGACAATTCGTCTGTTTAACTTGAATCCTCTGCGCCTAAACACTCTAGCTTGGTTCTGCTTCACTTCTTTCTTCAGCAACTTTCCTAACTTTTGGATTGCTTGAGATTCTAAGTCAATAGCTTTGGTCCGATTCTGACCGATATGCTCAGAAGCTAAAGCAGCGGTGTGATAAGCTAGATAGTTCAGAGCATGAGTGATTTCGATTGCACTATTAGCACCTGACATTGAAGTAATCAGGCGGTAATATCTCAATCGAATATGTCTTGGAACTGTAGCGCCAATAAAGTTGACGTTCTGTTCTCTCCAAGTCCAATAGGAAAGAAAGCTGCCAGGAACTTCATTAGGAAGAAAATCTCGCTGTCTTACAAATACATATTTAGAGTCATCTTCTGACTGGCCCTTTTCAAATAATTCAATAGGAACAATCATATCATCTGGCAAAGGCAAAGTCTTAGATAGAGCAGAAAGAGGAATATTAACTGATACTTCTTTGTTTACTGTAGCTCCATTATCTGTCAATTCATCAGATAGGTCATCGTTAGCAATCTTCAGATATGGCAATAGAACCTCATCTGTATAGAGGTCTATTACAGCATCATTAAGAACTGCTCTAGAACGAATCATTACTTCTGATGCTAGAACTGGAGGCATGTTATACCTTTGTTAATCCACCGGCCGGAGTTACTGGCTTTAATGCCTGATTTTCAGCAGGGATAATTCCAAACTCAATAGCCTTTTGACGGTTAAGAATCGCCTTACAATTAATGCAAATAACTGCCCTTGCATCAATCTGAGTAAAGCAAGCAGGGCATTCAGTCATTCCAGCATTAGAATTATATTCAGGCAACCATTCCGGTTTGTATCCTAAATACTCAGCAGCATAACGCTGATGCCCAGAAATTAAACCAACCTTGTGATATTGGTTCCAATCATCATCACCTTTGCGACAAAGATTTACAAACCAACGCTGCTGTCTTTCTCTGAGAGCTTTTAGCTCATCTTTATGATTAAGGAGAATTGCTGATTTCGTTAATGAACCCTCGAACCACATCATTCCAGGTCCGGCATTATCATCAGCTTCAATGACAGTATTAACAAAGTCATCAACAATAGATTTAGCAATATGGTGGGCAGCAACCGGAATAACAATAGAATGGTCAGTAGCTGGCATTCTTTGGATATAAGAAGATTCAGCAATAAGAACTGTGATTAAATCATCCTTTGGAGCAGCAGGGATTCTATAGTAGCCACCTGTGATTGGTTTAATCTCAATAGTCTCAAACGGGCAAATGGAAACAATGGTAGCTGATGGCATTGACTTTACCTCAAAGATAACGTGGATGACTTGAACGTTGGTAGTTCTTTAATGGGGTCTGGAGAATCCAAAATCCCATAAACTTTTTCTTCCTCTGCTTTTTGTTTCTTCTCTTCTTCCTGTCTATGGTCCTCTTCTGTTAGCATTACTTTTCTTTCTGCTCTTTCCAGTTTACCTACAATGAACTCGATTGCTCTCCAGTTCAGAGGTAATAAATTATCGTCCTTATCTAAGAACGGAAAGATGGGTTCATAAGTATATTTGTCATAGAACACATCCCTTCTATTTGTATTCGGCTCAACTCTTTCAAGGAGCCAGGTATCTTTCATATACCAGTATTTCTTAATTTCTACTAATCCCTGCTTAACTCCTAACCAAATTCCGGTTTCTTGAGTTAATACATCATAGGAGCCAAATCTCTTTTCGGTCTGTGTTCCTGACCAAACGATACGGTATTTCTGTAGACCTGTTAAAGTCTCCTTACCATATATCCTAAGCAATCTATCGTTTACTGTTTTTTCTAGAATCATATAGGTTGACAGGGAACTGGAGAAATAGGCTCCCCAGACAATAACTCCAGCTCCCCATCTTCCTTTCTACTTAGTAACCCGTTGGAACCAGCAGGTTGTCAATGTATGCTTGTGCTGGAGGACAATCACAAAACAGATTCCACGAAGCTACAATGTAGAATACCTGAGATGTAGCAACACCACCAGATGTTCCTCTCATCTCAAATATCTTCCGACCTTCTACCGTATAGTAGTCGATTGGAGTTAATTCCGCACGACCCCAATGGTCATTAGTCAGAAAGTCAATCCTTGTCTTGTTCCAGACAAAGTTTGGCTTGATTGGAGCACCAGCAAGTCTCATGTTCTCAGAGAAGAACAAGTTAAGTCCCTGTTCAGAGGCTTCCTTATTAATCACTGAAACAAGCTGTCCTAAAGCCTCATAAGCCTGCACTTGTGCCGGGTGCATCCATGCGGTTAAAGGAGTCTTGTTATCCATTCCCAATCTATCGCCAATCGCATTAATTGCACGACGAGCGAAAGCAGGAGCTAAAGCAGCAGAAGCGGCATTAACTCGATTAGCCTGAACTTCTGGAGTAGTAGCTCTAGGCATACCTAACCACGCACCAACTGTTGAGTTTTGGACGTGATAAGGAACACCAAAAAGTCCAACTGGATTTGCACCAGCTAAACCTTCAGGAAGAATGAAACAACCGGGTGCAATCGTTGGAACAGTTGCATCAAGCTGAATCTTCTTGTTTACTAAGTCATATGCGATAATCTTGGCAGGAACACCACCAGTGTTTAATGGCGCTGCAAGACCAGCATCGTAAACAAGAACTCGCTGACCCTTACGGAGCAGCTTAATACCATAACCATCAGTTGTGCAGGTAATGGTATCATTGGTAAGAGTGGTAGTAGCTAAAGAAGTAACGGTAGCTAATACACCATTACCAGCAGTCATGCACTGAGCTTCAGTCTGACGACGAAACTCTGGCATTGCTTTAGCCATAAGCTCCTTGAAGAGATTAACAACAGCCTTACGGCTATCATCAGTTCCCCACTGAGCTTTAGTATTCCACTGAATAGCGTGCTTGAAATTCACAGTATTAATGACAGCCTTATCGTAAGTCTGGCCGTCACCAATCCCTAAATCTCCGCCATCAGGATTGTAGTAACCAAAGTATCCACCCGGACCAATAGCAAGAGGGATACGCATATCTCTTTCCGAGATTACTTCCGTATCCTTCTTCTCTACAGTCGAATAGAACTTTGCGGATTCAAGCTCGTAAAGCATTGAAAGCTTTTTACGAACCTTCTCCATTTCAACAGAAAGAAGCTGGGTTCCACCTACAGCCATGTTAATTTCCCCTTACTTGATATACTTGGGCTTCCCGTTAAGGATGTCCATATCGGTTGTCTTAGAGCGGTCTACCCTGCTAAAATCAATTTGGCCTTCACTTTTATTGCCACCCAGACCAGCAGGAACAAGTCTGCGTGACTCTGACTTTTGAGCATCCTTCACTTTAATACCAGCTTCACGTAAAACTCTATTTCGAATTGCTGGAAGTGCTTGTCTAGCTCGCTGGAGATAAGCTTTGACAATTCTAGACTTCCAATCTGGTGAATACTTAGAGGATTTAGCCTGGTCAAATAAGGATTGAATACCGCCAAGGTATCTCTTATCTGAACCAAGAACTTCATCTACTCCCTGAAAAATGTCTCGGACAATATTCCTCTTTTGGTAATCGTCCAGTTTGATTCCGTCCAACTCCTTATTAATGGAGTTCTTCATAGAATGATTAACTACTTCTGTAATAGAACCCTTGAACTCACCCATACGAGTATTATCAAACTCTTGTCTTTCCCTTTCAAACTGTTCTTGTTCCTTTGTCTTAGCAACTGGCTTCTTTCTCTCTTCTAACGGGGCCTTAATATCTTGTGTATCAAACCAATAGTTATGAGCATGAATAGCTACTGCTGCAAGATTCTTATTACCCGACTTCATAGCATCTGCATACATTGACATTAAAGCCCTCTTCATTGGCTTCAACATCACTTCGCCATATAATTGTGGATTCAACTTACCGATTGACTCTAAGATAGTATGAGAGAAATCTTCAAATGCCTCTTCGTTTGTATTCTTAACAGCTTTAAGAAAGTTTGAAGTCTTATCTACATCTCCAGAAGCAATGTCCTTATACATCATCTCTAAGAAGCCAGCATTTTTAGCGGCAACCTTAGCATCTTCTGGAGTAGCAAATACTTCTCCAAACTCCTTATCTCGCTCTAAAGCTTCCCGTAATCCAGGGATTTTCTTAAATAAATCTGGCGCAACTTTCTTAACAGCTTTAGTTAAGTCAGATAAATCTAAGTCTCCCTGGTCTACATCTTTATCTTCAGTCCCATCAGACTCTTCAGATTCGGCATCGTCATCTTCTTCTTCATCTTCATTTTCTTCATCGGCTTCTTCTTCATCTTCATTTTCGTCATCGGAAACTTCCTCGGAGTCTCCTTCTTCTCCATCTTCTCCGTCTCCTGCATTATCGGGAACTTCATCGCCATCATCATCTCCATTCAAAATATCTTTATCTGTTGGTCCGATTGGTTCAACATCACCTACAGAACCAGCAGAAGGCATACCAGTAACATCGTTCGGGGAATAGAAAACATTGAAGTGCTTAAACATTATCCACCTAATCCTGTTGAAAGCGTTGGAGGTTCTTGACCTTGAGGTGTTTCATTGGGAGTTTGTGTCCTCATTTGCAACATCATCTGATGTGCTTTCCAATGTAACACTACGTTTTGATAACCACCTGGGTTTTCGTTCTTAGCTTTTTGACCTTTGGAACTGTTTAACCAAACTTTACAAACTTCCATCTCTACCATGTGGTCATCAAACTCTTCAGGAGCAATAGAAGATTCCATTCCTAATGGAGAGTTTGGAGACGGTTGTGGTTGAGCTTCCATGAGTAGAGAAATTTCCCGATACTGTTTGGTTCTATCATTAATACCGGGAATGTAGAGTTCTGGAATACCGAGAGCTTTCTTAACCAACTCGTTATTCTGAGGATGGGTAATAAGAGCCATAACCATTGGGTCTTTAACTTGCATTAAGCCCATTAAGGTATCTTTAATTTGTCCAGAAGAAACTGGTAAGAGTTCAGAGAACTCAGGTTCACAATTACCAACATCTCCACGCTTCAATGCCATATGGTCAACAGTAGTAGACTGATAACCGGCAGCAGTCTTATCTACCATCTTCTCATCATATTCCAATAGATTGGCATACTCTCTAACTGCTTTATCTAATACATCAGCCCACAAGAATGAAGCAATAGTGGAAATAGTACCAAGCCTTTGAAGAGCCTGATTCTGAGATTTTGTATATTCTGTCGCTGTAGAACTGCCAGGAACGGCACCACCATATACAGTAGGAAAATCGCCAGTAACAAATTCAGCCAGATTCTTATATTTAGCAGTAAGACCTGCAATTTCAGGAGATAAAGTTGCAGTCTTAGTTTCATAGAAGTTATCTCCAATATTCTTACCAGGTTCCTTAAATGCCTGTGTAACATTACCAGGCTTGGCTTGATTATCGGAGTATTTGTTGAAATCAATGGCATCTGAAGC